CGATGCTCAACCGCGTCTCTTACCAGTTGCCGGATCGGCCGCTTCAGACTTGGAAAGGACAACAAGTCCGCCTTTATTATAGGCTTGGCCGATGATATAATTACTGCTTACTGCGAGCTTTTCTTTCTCGTAAGACGAATCTTTTGTGTAGTGTACACCGATCTCGTTCTGAGAAGGGTACTTCTTACGATGATCTGATATGTTGTAATCAGGCATCGCCGTGCCACGAAGCTTTGGCTTATAGTTACCAGCGCGATACTCTTGATATTCTTCGAATGTCTTTGGCTTTAAGCCATTGCTTTTGCAAAATCTACAATCTTCGAGCCAAGCCAGACCAATTTTAGTGTACTTCGAAGTTGTCATTTTGGACTTACGCTTGCCATGATGAGTGGTCGTGTAAGCAGGGCCGAGAAGATGCATTGTCATAATATAATTTCCTTCAGATTCTGGTATACAGCGATATCGATTAATTGTACATGTTTATTTTTAGTTATCAAAAATAGTCGATATGCGAGACATGAGTCTAACGAATTTTAAACGAGGTTTTTTGTTAAGGATAATATCGTCGACGGTTGGGGCGACGAAGTGGTTTTTGTAAAGGACGATCGAATATTCGAGTGTCGGATTTTGATTAATAAAATCGACGAGAAGTTGAATGGTAGGGAATTTTGGCGAAGAGGTGTCGAGGTTGTTGTTAAGGCGATCGAAATATTGAATATTGTACATGTTTATTTTCCTTCTTGATTATAGGACCACCTTACCAAAGTTTTGATAAAATGTACATGTTTATTTTGATATTCCTACCATCTTCATTATTTTCTCGTCTTTGTCACTAATTTGGCCCCATCGCCGTGCAGAGTCCAATCGGTTTTCATACCAAATTCTTCCATCTTCTTCTATGACAGTTACGTCATATTCAGTGCATCGTTGAAGCCAGCTAATCCGATCAGTTAACTTTTTATATCGAGCATGCAGTTTATCAAAATTTCCAAGGGCATCTATTTTTTCTCTAACTAGTGCTGCTTGGCATGGTGTGCTAAACCAGCATTCGCGATCATATTTATTGAATATATTGTAAAGAATTTCATCTGTGACGCGCATTGTAGTTCTCCTTGTTAAAGAACCATTATACCCTATTTTGAATATATTGTAAACAAAAAAATGGGCGACCCGAAAGCCGCCCATCATGCGTGTAGCAGGAGGAACCCCACCTGTGACCCTGCCTATTCCATTCGTCAATTAAGACTCTTGCCTAACTTACACAGTTTAACTGTATATCCACGCACCACATAGTGTACATCTATTTATACACTTTGTTGACTAGAATCCAACATTTTTGCGCTTTCGGCTAAAAAAAATGCTGGAGTCGACCCGTCAAAGCCACCACCAAAGTTCAGATGGCGAACCAACTCTTTCGCCTTATTAAATCCAAGATTGCGTTTAATGATCTGATCTGTCTTGATCTCGAGGATATCACCACCACGTTCTACATAATTGTTCGTCACCGAAATGGTGTGCTCATTTACAATCTTATAGTTAACCATCAATTTTCTCCCATTTAAAACCAAAACAAAGTTCTTGCATCTTGCGATGAAACCAATTGGGTTCATTGCCTTCTTCAACCATCCACGTCACATTTTTCAATACCTTACATTTCCAAGTGTATTTCGGATTTTTGACGGTATTGATTATCCAATCTTGTCTGAGATTGTTTATCATTTGAATCCTGCAAACTTAATTTTCTCGAACTTACTGACTGGTTTCGATTCATTTTCGAGTCGATAACCAGAGGCTGAGTTGTCAAAGACTGGTCGGTCATCATCTTGTACAACATCAACTTGAGCAGAAGCCTCTACATTATATAGACGCATCTTCGAATAGTCAACACCAATCACGAATCGCTTATGCACTGATGGATCACCATAACGATTCTTCAATTGCTTCACCATGATCTGATTGAGCTGGCGTAGCTCTTCGCTCGTAATCAAGGCAAACATAAAGTCGGCTGTTGCTGGTAGACCAAACGATTCAGAAGTATCTTCGAGACCGACATCAGAGTTACTAAAACCAGAACGATTAGTCTGAGTAGCAGAAACTATCGGAACGTTGAACTCGACGGCGAGACCTCGAAGTTCTTCGGCGATCGCTTTGATGTAAGTGTACGAGTTCACGTTCGATCCCGGCTTGATCCTCGACGACGCACAGATGTTCAGATAATCGATGTAGATGATGTCCGGGATAAAGTTCTTCTTGATCTTCAATTCGTTCAAGAGATGTCGAAAGTTTGCGGATCCTGCGCATGCTGTTGGATACTCCTTCACAATGAGCTTGCCTTTTGCTCGTTCCTTGACTTTCCCTACCAACTTGTAGTAGATAGCTTGAGGTAGATCTTTGAGATCATCGAGTGTGACACCGAGAAGATTGGCATCGATACGCTCGGCGATTCTTTCTTCTGCCATTTCCAAAGTGATATACAAAACATTCTGACCTGACATCAGGTTTTGGGCCGCATTGTGACACATGAACAAAGACTTACCAACACCAGTACCAGCAAGAGCAATGTTCAGAGTTTTACGAGGCATACCACCTTGAGTAATCTTGTTAAAGAAGTCAAGATCGAAACCAATACGAACTTCTTTCCGATGATAGAACTCATAGCGTTCTGCTGCATCATTTAGAAAGTCATGACCGATATGGCTATCAAAAGAAACACCGAGTGCATCAGTCAAGATCTGAGGAATGGATCCAACAGATATGCTATCTTTCTTACTATCATCGACGATCTGAATCGATTGCATCAAAGCATTATACAATGCCTTGTCTTTACAAAACTTCTCGGTATTATCTACGAGCCATGCCACATCGCGATCTTCAGACTTATCAAGGCCAGAGACAACTTCTTTTGCAGTCTTGAACTGATCATCAGACAGACCACCAACATCGTTCAGATCGATCTCGACAGCAGATTTTGTAGGAAAGTTGTTATACTTTCCCACATAGTCATGAATGATAGAGAAGATCTTACGATCTACGGTGTCAGTAAAGTATTCTTCCTTGAGGAATGGAATAACTTTCCGACCATACTCCTCGTTTTCAATGAGGTTTCCAAATATGATGTGTTCAATTCTCATTCATCCTCCATCTCATAGACATCTGCCACTTCGTCTTCACCTTGCATAATGGCACCATTGGCTGCAGCATACTTCTTTTCAATAAACTCATTGAACTTCGGACACTGAAGAATTGGATGCCAAAAGCTAAAATCATACGTATCAGCCATACGATAATTCTTGTCAAAGATTTCACCTGTCTCCATGTCGACACACTGAAACCAACCAACCTTTGGCTTGATGACATGGCCAGACTCAAGAGCCATATCCATCAGACCAGACCATTTGCTAATGCCTTTATCCCATGATACTTCGATAGGAATCTTGCTCTTTTCTTTGACAAACCGAGACTTTTCGACGTTGATGATAAAGTTATAACCAGTCACGTCCTTACCGTCTTTTTCTTGCTGACGACCGAGAATGAAGATGTTATCGGCCGAGTAGTAGATACCTGTACCACCAGAAACGACTGCCTTCGAGTACATCTCTTGAGTCTGATATGTGTGATTGACCACAATCAAAGGAATATCCTTTAGATTGAGGTGAGGTGTGACCATACGGAAGAGAGACTTGAGTTGTTTTGCTCGAGTCATATCTGCCGCAGAGTTTTGCTTGAGTGCATCTTCGACTTCTTTCTTCGAAGCGAGGTTGCCGACTGAATCGATCACGATGATGACATGATCACCGCGCTTGATCTCTTCGAACTGATGCATAATATCAAACTTCAACTGTTCGACATCGGTGATGGGAGTATGGAGAACTCGAGATGTGTCGATACCGAACGAGTCGAAGTAAGATTGAGGAGTACCAAACTCTGAGTCATAGAAAAGCATGACTGCGTCTGAGTACTTGTCCATGTATGCCTTCGCCATCAGAAGGCTGAACGAGGTTTTAAAGTGCTTCGATGGACCTGCCCAAATGGTCAGACCGGGAACGAATCCACCGTTGATCTTACCACTCAAGGCAATATTGATTGCAGGAATAGTCGTTGCAATCATATCCTTGGCATTAAAGAACTTGGAATCTGACAAGATATCCGAATCTTTGATTGTGGTATTCTTACGCAATTTATTTAATAGGTCTGACATAACTTCTCCTTGTCTGATTGTCCCAGTATATACGATATATCTTTATTTGTACACAAGTATTTTTATTAACTCGCAAGTATCTTATTCAGTTTAGAAATAAATAAATCGATCTTCTCGCCACGATTAGGCCAGTTAATGATCGGGTTTTTATCCGCATCTTTCTTTAAGTTTGTAAGTAAAGGCATGATGGCATCGTACATGTGCCTTGCCTTATCAGTACCTTCTTGTTTGATTTCTTCTTCAGAAGAAGTTGTGAAACCAAAATCAAAGTCTAAATCGATATCTAAGTTTGCCATTAGTTGAACCAATCCTCGAGTGTTGCTCTTTTTTCTGCTTGCCAGCCCATTGTATTTGTGATCGACTCGATAGGGCTAAGATAGCCTTTCTCGAACTGCACCGCATAGTCGATATAAGTTTCCATCTTTAATTCTTTTGGTAGACCATTTGGGCATGCGATCACATAGTCTTGTGTCGGGTTCGGGTTCCGAAGATACGCGAACTTAATCTTTTCACCGCTGGTAATCAACTGATATTTATTTGTCAGTTTCTTCTTCTTCAACATTTCGTTGAAGACAACTGAACCGCGAACATGAATAGGTGTCTGACTCTGGAATCTTCCACCTACCCAATATTTCTCGATGTCTTTGACACCACGAGTGAAGGCTACATCATCAAATCCAAGCGAGGAAAACTCTGACTTGAAATTGGCCACATATTTCTGAAGATCTGTTTCAGATCCGCCCATGATAATCTCGAGAGACTTCTTAATGGCATCACGACATGCAGTCGGAGTCGAGGATCGAACTGCTTCGATGCCTGTCATCTTCAACTTCGGCTTCTCATACTCAACGCCTTCAGAGTTCCACACATTCAAGATGTACATCTTCTTGGCTTTCCAGATACCCTTATCGGCGATGTTCTCTCGCTTCATTTGCATCTTCTGATCGTATGCACGCATATATTCGGCAAGCTCTTGATAAGAACGATCGATGAATGGTTCGATACGTTCCTTACAGATCTTGTCGATATACTGAATCACCTTCTTGGTTTCAGGGATATCATCACCGAATACATTCTTGACGAGATATTCGAGAGTCACATACACTGAATCGGTATCGGAAGCCAATACATAGTCAAAGTTTTCCGTCTTCAACAGTTTGTTGAGATAGTCATTCAACTTGTTCTCTATCCAACGAATGCTTAGCTGACCAGAGGTGGTAATGGCTTCGGCATTGTTGACGTCAAACCAACGGAACCACTTGTTGCCGAGAGCACCATAAGCCGAGTTTAACTGAATCTTCTTGGCCATCTGCATGTTATCGAGACGTGCAATTTCTTTGATAAGATGAGGTTCTTTCGTCTTCTCGTATTCTTTCTTGCACTTGATCATCTGCTTCTTATATCGAGTACGATCATCATACATGCGATCCATAATCGATGGCAAGAAGCCACGCTTGGACTTATCATAAATACAAAGGTTGGCAGCGATAGTACAGTTCGTTTTATCAAGATAGTCACCGAACTGACTAGCGCCACCAACAAGTAGGTCGTCGATCGACACCTTATCTTTCAAGCGTGTAACAAGAGTCTCGGGCGAGATGTTGTACTGCATGATAAGGTGAGGATAAAGGGAGTTTAGATCGAACGACACAACCCATTTACTCATGCCGACCTTCGGATCTTTGACATATCCGCCTACGAAGGCTCGGTCGGGTTTATTCTTATCGTTAAGAGGAACCACGATGTTTCGATCGAGAAGATAGTTGTGAGTGATCACGTCCCATTGCTTCACGGTTGCCATGGTATCTTCATAGTTTACTTTGGCGTCATAAGCCAAAGCATAGACCAATTCGATCAACTTTAGCTTATCTTCAAGCCTCTCAACGATTTCAACATCTCGAACGTTGTATTCGATATAGAGTTGAAAGTTTCTGAGACGAAGGTCATCAAGATCGGTGTATCCTTCGTCTCGATAGTCAATCTTACCTTCGCCTAACTCGACTTGAGCGATGTAGTCAAGTCGGTAAGATTCCTGCTCTGTGTACGTAAACTTCCTGTAGAGTTTGATGTAAT